ATTGATGCCTTCGATACCATTTTCACCAATGCTTTTGGCAATGGCAAACGCTGCGGATTTAATTGCACTTTCGGTAGCTTTGATGAACTCACCTTGTCTATTGCGTAGTTTGAGTGGCTTGAGTTTAATCCAGTTCATGATGTCTTTGTAGGGCGGTCTTTTCGTTGGATCACCCGGATACGGTTTGCGTCCATACTCAATTACATCTGCATACCTGCCCGCTTGACCTTCAACTGTAAAGTCAATAGTAGGCTTGTTGTAACGTATGCGCAGTTTGTAGGTGAGCGAGTTAAGCAATGTGCCTGATGCAACACGGTTCACAACCTTACCACGCACGCGGCGTTTGATGCGCAGGTTACTTTGCGCACGCTCGACAACTGTTGCCGCATATTCGTTTAGTAGTGCCTCGTATTCGTCCATTATAATACTTCTGCATATTCAAGAACACTGCCTGCCCTTGCTGTTAAGTTACCAGCTATTGAACATCTGAATCGTATAGTCCAAGTGCCTGACGAAGTTACGCGAAAGATACCGTCCGCTGTAACTAATGCGTTACCCGCTCCGACTACGTTACTACCTGAATCGTAAGATAACTGATTACTGATACCATTACTTGTTGTGCCTGTTGCTATTGTAAATCGTGCGGTATTTATAGTCGTTCCTGGGCCATTACTTGAAAACATGATTGTACCTGAAGCGAGAGCAAATGAAATCGTCGCGCGCCACTTGTATGTTTTGCCCGCTGTAACCGCAAAGGATAGGCCTGTGACATCTTCAAAAGTAGTTCCGACGTTGGTCACGTTTGAACCTAGCACAACCGAAATATCTGAACCTAGTGAAAGGTCTGTCTTTAATTGTGCAAGTGTCAATGCACTTACCGTATTGTCTGCATTAATGCGCAAGTAACGCACATCACTAGGATTGGGAAGCGTGGCAAGGTTAGTACCTACCGTAGTCAGTCCGATGCTGTTTTGCTTGCCATTAAATGTTGACCAGTCAGCACTGCTTAACGCACCACGATTTGCAGCTGATGCAGTTGGCAAGTTGAATGTGTGTGTGCTTCCTGTGCTACTGATTGCAAAGTCAGTTCCCGCTGTGCCGGTGGCTAGGTTTTGTACTTGTGCTGTTAGGCCATTGATTGCATTAACACCTGTGCTTAGTGTGGTTATAACCTGAGATAAATGGTTGTCCTCTGTGTGTAAAACAATAGTCCGTCCTGATGTTGTAACGAATACACGCAGTGCAAGTCTATCGGTCAAAGTCATTACCGTTGCAGGTACTGCAAGTGCTGTGAAGTAGGCGTCTATTACTGTGCCTTGCGTGATGCCTTCAGGCGTTGCAACATCCGTAGCTAATAGCGTGAACGTGCTGCCATCGTATTTGTATAACTCCACGTAGAATGAAGGCGTGCCACCACTTGATGACGCACTAAAATATAGTTCAAGGTTGAAGTTACCACCCGGCACAAGTAACACATTTGGATCATTGACATCGGTGATGAATTGTGCTATCAATCCATTACCTGCTGCATTGGTTCTTGTGAAGTCAGTGCCTGCACCAAACACTGCAGTCTTGCTCATTTGGTAGTAGGTGCTGCCACCTATCACACCCTGATTGATTGAGCCGTTTAGGTAGTAACTAACCGACGAACCGCCGCCGCTTGTTGTAGGGAAGTTGGCTAGCTGCCCATCACCGCGCACGTATTGCGTTGCAAGTCCTGCACCTGTGACCGCAAGTGTGCCGGCTGACGTTACGGGCGAACCTGTTACAGCAAATGCAGAAGGCATCGTAAGTGCTACGCTGGTCACTGTGCCACTGCCACCACCACTAACTGTTGTGAATTCAACTTCACCTGTGCCAGCGTTGCTAAGTGTCAACACCTGCCCTACCGTAGCTACTGCATCATGAACGTTTGGTGTAACTAATCGTGCCGAGTTTGGAAGCAATGTAAACGATGTAGTGTTTGATGCACTTGAATCGGTTGCCGCTATTGCTGCCTTTACCGTATCAACGACGACTTGAGTTTGAACTGTGCCCGTTGCCTTTTGTAAAGTAACGGAGTTCGTGTCAACACCAATCTCAGCCGTACCAACTTCAAGGTTGATTTTATTTGATGAGATAACCTGAAAGTTTGAAGCATTGTCAAACTCAATACCATTAGTGCCACAGTCTATTGTGTTGCTAGTAGTCAATACAGGGTCAGTAGCAATGACATCCTGCAGCCCTTGCGCACTTGGAATGGTTGGCTTGTTAAGTATTTGGTAATCGCCACTTGTTGCGTTCCAATCTACGGGGCTTTGGCGTAATCTGAATCCTGCCCCTTGCAATGTCCAGTAGGCCGCATTCGTTGGCAGTAGTGAATCGTTGTTAGCTATACACGCATACACGTTGCCGTTGTACCATACACGGTCGCCTATCACATATTGATTGCCTGTGGCTGTGGTGTGATTAACGTTGAACTCAGTTGACACAAGAACCGTAGCACCACCACCACCTGATGCATCGAACGTCACAGATCCATCACCGTTATCTGTTATGGTTATGTTCGTCCCGGCAACTAAGTCAAGGATGTTTTGCACTGCGTTGTTGACTCCGTTTGTTTTGAGCGTGATGCCGTAAGCATTGCCAGTGCCGCCCGATGATGAACCACCAACTGACCACACAGCGGGAATATCGCACGCACTCCAGTCCCACGGAACTTCGAGCTGCAAGCTGAACGATACACCCGTCAAAGTGTTTTTGTATTCTTCAACGAATGGCTCGATAACAGGAGGCGTGACTAGTTGCACATCAAAGCCAAACAAGATTAGACCGTTCTTCACTTCGGCAATTAAGTCCTGCGCAAGTCGCACGCAGTCGCTGATGACTTCGCGCTGGTATTCTGCTTTGGTTTCTTTATCTCGTGGTATGTCTGCAAATAAGATTTGGAAATCAAACTGCATACCACCTTCCACAGGTTTGATGTTATTCGGCACAACGTGCATGAAAGGATATTGCTCATTTTGATCCATGTCGGCAAGGTCTATCTGACCATGCGTGAACCGTTTGATAAGCAAGTGACCAGCGGCGAATGCCTCAAGTCGATTGATGAGCACGTTGTAACTATAATTGTAACTATTCATTACCTATTCCTTTTTTTCATTTCTATCTTTTGCACTTGCACATAGTCGGCTAAATATGTCAAGTGTGTAAACACCTCATACGCCCTTCGGTCTGTGACCATATCAAACTTTGTGATGTCCCGGTCAGCTAACACCTCAATGATGTGAAACCAACCGTACACATCTAGGCCTTCTGGAGTATATTCGTCTTCGCCGCTTCCGTCACTATCTCCGTTATCTCTTTTGCCAAATAGTCTAGGGAACTGCCGTATAGTTCCTGTTCTAAACTTGAAAAAAAAAGCAGCACATTCAGTACATGGTCGAGTGTGAGTTGCTTCACGCTGTCTATATACCTGCCCACTTTCGTGCTATCATATTTCTCAATGTCATAGCGTCCTGCCCATTTCGCCACTACTGGACGGTATAGGATAGCCATCATCTTAAGTGCTGCGTTAGCGTTCAACTTGCCCTCCTTGTATAGGTTGTTGCAGTTTGAATCTAAGTCGACGTATTCACCAAAGGTCATTTGTGTGAGGTCAGGAATGAATCCAAGTTCAACGGCACCGATCCGCACCTTATGCTCGAAGCCATCCGCGCACAGTTGGATTGCAGCTTCAAACTTCATGATGATTTCATCAATCACGTTTGCCTGTAATAGCTTAATGCTATCCATGCTCTTGCCAGTGATCACTCGCACACGCTCCGAAGCATCAACCGCGTTTTGATAGTCGATGTACTGCGCAAGTGTGACGGCCTTTGCGTTCGCTGCTATGTTTACTTTAATCTTCATGCTGCTGTTGTATTGTAGTTTTTGTGCCTGATTTGTTACAAGTCTGAATGCACCTGAATAATAACGGGGGATTTTTCATCGCCGCTGTGCGTTATGCGGGCCTGTTTTGGTTTGAAGTATTCGAGTAGCGCAGTGTAGTGTTTGATGTACTCCTCATCCTCCATGTCGTTCATAATGCGCATACACTTTTGCGCACCTTCCGACACGAACCACTCGCCGAG